AAAGCCTTAATAGATAGTCTTAAAATGCAAGAAGATATGCCTGAAGTTCCAGAACAATTATCTTCTCAAGAACCAGCAGTTGAACCGATCGCTCACGATCCTGAATCTTCTGTAGAGAAAAAGAGCTTAAATCTTTATGCTCAAAATAGAACTAAAACTTTAATGGATAGAGTTTTAAGTAAAATATCGTAAATAATTAAAATTAAATAAATAAAAAATGGCTACTACTACTTCAATTACAACTACTTACGCTGGAGAATTTGCAGGTAAGTATATTTCTGCTGCTTTATTATCAGGTGCTACACTTGACAAAGGGAGCATTGAAATTAAACCAAACGTAAAATACAAAGAGGTAATTAAAAAAGTTGCAACAGATGCAAACTTAATTAAAGACGCTTCTTGTGATTTTACTGACACAGGCGCAATTACATTAACTGAAAGAATCCTTCAACCAGAAGAATTCCAAGTAAACCTAGAGCTTTGTAAAAAAGACTTTAGATCTGACTGGGAAGCTATTCAAATGGGATATTCTTCATTTGATCAATTGCCTCCTAAATTTTCTGATTTCTTAATCGGTCACGTTGCTTCTAAAGTTGCTGAGAAAACTGAGCAAAATATCTGGGGCGGTGTAAACGCAAACGCTGGTGAATTTGACGGATTTACAGTTCTTATGGCTGCTGATGCAGATGTAAATGACGCTGCTAACGGATCAGAAACTTCATTTACTTCTTCTAACATTGTTACTTTATTAAGTAATGTTGTTGACTCAATTCCTAGCGCAGTTTACGGAAAAGAAGACTTAAAATTATTTGTACCGCCAGCTGCTTGGCAAGCTTATATCAGACACTTAGGTGGATATGGCGCTAACGGATTAGGTGCTGCTGGTTACAAAGCAGAAGGAAACCAATGGTATAACAACAATGCTTCATTATCTTTCGAAGGTATTGAGGTTGTTTATACTCCAGGTATGCCATCTGACCACATTGTTGGAGGTGAAAAATCTAACTTATTCTTCGGAACAGGATTATTATCTGACCACAACGAAGTAAAAGTTATTGATATGGCTGATCTTGATGGATCTCAAAACGTAAGAATAGTTATGAGGTTTACAAGTGGAGTTCAGTATGGTATTGGAAGTGATTTATCATTACTTACATTAGCATAATAAATAAAATAGATGTTTAACAAAAGGGCGGCTAACGCCGCCTTTTTAATATAAAAAAATAATAATATGAGTTGCGATTTAACACAAGGAAGACAAAGACCGTGTAAAGACTCAGTAGGAGGTATAAAAGCCGTTTATTTCATTAATTATGGTACGACTGATGTTGCTTATGATGCTACCAATACAGATGAAATTGATGGACTTGGATCTGGACTTACTGCTTACAGATACGATCTTAAAGGCAATTCTAATTTAGAACAAACGATCAATTCTTCTACTGATACTGGAGGAACATTCTTCGAGCAAGTTCTAACATTAGTTTTACCTAAATTAACACTAAAAGACCATAAAGAAATTAAATTATTGTCTTTTGGAAGACCACACATTATTGTAAAAGATAATAACGATAATTATTTCTATGTAGGTAATGAACACGGAGCTGATGTAACTGGAGGAACTATATCTACCGGATCTGCAATGGGAGATTTAAGCGGATATAATTTAACTTTATCTGCTCAAGAAAGACAGCCTGCTAACTTTATTTCTGTTACTGCTGAAACAGATACTCAATTGACTTTAGGAGACGCAAGCACAATTACAGTTGAACCTGGGGTTGCTACTGATGTAGATGTTGATGATGATCCATCAGGAATACCAGGAGGAGGAAACTAATCAATCCTTAATTTATGTAAAAGCCTCACTTTTTAGTGGGGCTTTTTTATTTAAAACAAAATAGGTTTTTTTTGATTATCTATATATGATAATACTATTACCAGTATCAACTTCTCAAACAATTAAAATTGTACCTAGATCTTATTTAGAAGATAGCAATGTGCAATTAAAGATTACAGAAGATGGCACTAGAAAAACAGAAACACTAACAGGCCTAACAGCAACGTATAGTGGAAACTTTATACAAATACCTTGTACTTTTAGCATTTTATCTGAAAGTAAAATGTATTATATAGAAGTAACAAGATCAGGAAGCTTATTATATAGAGATAAAGCATATTGTACAGCTCAAACCGACAGAACTATTCCTCATACATTAAACACAGGAAAGTATGACGAACATACTGCTTCCCCTTCAGGACAAAAATATATAACAATATAATATGGCTAAAAAGAAAACATATAAAAATAATATTAGAGTTGTTAATCTACAAGGTTACACCACACCAGAAATAAAAGAACATTATAATAAAGAGTGGGTAACTTACGGAGAAAACAATGATTATTTTGACAACTTAATAAACCTTTACTTAAGTAGTCCAACAAATTCTTGTTGTATAAATGGTATTGTAGATATGATCTACGGTAGAGGTATAGATGCTACAGACAATCAGGATAAGCCTGAAATGTATGCTAGAATGAAAGATCTTGTAAAAGGAGATCAAGTAAAAAGAATTGTAAATGATTATAAATTACTTGGACAAGCTGCAATGCAAATCGTTTATAATAAATCTAAGACAGCTATAACTAGTGTTACTCATTTCCCAATGGAAACTATTAGAGCTGAGAAAGCAGATAAAGGACAAATAAAAGGTTATTACTACCATCCTAAATGGACTGATATAAAAACAAGCGATAAACCTAAAAGAATTCCTGCTTTCGGTTATGGCAGTAAAAGCGAATACAGAGAGCTTTACGTCATTAAACCGTATAGATCTGGGTTTTATTACTATGCTCCAGTTGACTATCACGGATCCCTACAATACTCTTCTTTAGAAGAAGAAGTATCTAATTACCATATTAATAATATTAAAAATGGTTTACAGCCAAGTTTACTTATTAATTTTAATAATGGTGTTCCGGATGAAGAAGCTCAGCAATTAATAGAAGGCAAGATCCAGGATAAATTTGGAGGAACTTCTAATTCAGGTAAATTCATATTAGCATTTAATGAGGATCCAGAAAGAAAAGCAGATATAGAGCCAATACATTTACCAGATGCTCACGCACAATATCAATTCTTAGCAGATGAAGCTAGAGAAAAGATAATGTTGGGCCATAGAATTGTATCACCAATATTGCTTGGTATTAAAGACAATACAGGCTTTGGGAACAACGCAGAAGAGCTTAGAACGGCTTCTATCCTTATGGACAACATAGTTATTAGGCCGTTCCAAGAACAGCTCTTAGAATGCTTTAATAAGCTTTTAGAGTTTAATGGTATATATTTAAATCTTTATTTTGTTACTCTTCAACCAATTGAGTTTACTGAGCTTGATAATATAGAGACTAAAATCAAAAGAGAAGAAGAGACTGGAGAAAAATTATCTGCCATAGAAAGAGTTAAATCAATATTTAAAAAGAAAAAAGATGAAAGCACTATTCATAACGACTGATGATTTAAGAAGAAAATCCATAATTGGAGGTGCTGTAGATGCTGATAAATTTGTTCAGTTTATTGAGGTGGCTCAGGACATTCATATTCAAAATTATCTAGGAACTAAACTGTATAATAAAATATCGACATTAATAATAAATGATACTATTGATGATTCTGGTAATGCGGTTTATAAAACACTCCTAAACGACTACTTAACACCAATGCTAATATGGTTTGCACAAAGTGACTATTATATGTTTGCTTCATATCAGGTTAGTAACGGAGGTGTCTTTAGACATCGAAGTGAGTCTTCAGAGACTCCTTCGATGCAAGAAATTAAATCTTTAGTAGACAGTTCTAGAGATAAGGCTGAGTTTTATGTTAGAAGATTCTTAGATTATATGGATAATAACAATAATTCATATCCAGAATACAATGATGTTAATGAAGATGGAATGTATCCTGATAAGAATGAAAACTTTAATGGATGGGTTTTATGATAAGTAAAAAAAATACTTATAAACCTAAACAGGAGAATGTAGTTAAATTAAAAGTATTTATTGATAAAATACTTAACAAACAAAACAATAACAATAAATAGATATTTATGGGAACGACTTTAACAGGAACTAGAATATCTGATACTTATGATTCGCTTTTAAAAGCAACTGACAATGGAATCATAACATCTAGTGCAAAACAAATTACTGATGGTGTAGGAAACAATACGCCTTTATATATATCAACAAGTAGAATAGGTATAGGGGTTTCACCTACTACTACATTTCAAGTCTCCGGTAATTCTAAAATAGGAGGAGATTTAACAGTAACAGGGGATTTACTTGTTGAAGGTACAACTACTACTGTGGATACTGACACCTTAAGTGTCAAGGATCCACTAATCATTGTAGGTAATGATAATAATACTTCTGATCTTGTTGATTTAGGTTTTTATGGTTTATATGATACTTCAGGATCTCAGGATTTATATGCTGGACTTTATAGAAGTGCTTCAGATACTAAGTTTCATTTATTTAAAGACTTACAAGAAGAACCTACTACAACAGTAAACACAAGTGGAACAGGGTATGCTGTAGCTAGTTTAGTTGCTAATTTAGAAGGTAATGTAACTGGAAATGTCGTTGGGAATTTGTCTGGTAACGTAACAGGAGGTACTATTTCTGGTACTACAGGAACTTTTAGTGGTAATGTAGATATTGACGGAACATTAGATGTAGACGATGTAATTAGTGTTGAGGGTTCTGCTTTTGGTAGAATAGAAATAGGAGGAGCTTCAGGTGGTTATATAGATTTAAAAGCACCACATACAGATGATTATGATTTAAGAATTATTACGAGTTCTGGTGGTAATGAAATAACTACAGCTACAGGAGACTTAATATTTAATACAGCAGAAACATTAGCATTAACAATAGATACTTCTCAAGATGCTACTTTTGAAGGAGATATAATACTTGCAGGAACAGTAGATGGTAGAGATGTTGCTACAGATGGAGCTAAGCTAGATGGTATTGAAGCAGGAGCAGATGTAACTGATGCTACTAATGTATTGGCAGCAGGAGCAGTAATGACTACTGGAAATCAGTCTATTGCAGGAGAAAAAACATTTAGTGATGATTTTACTGTTACAAGCGATGCGGTTTTTAATGGTAATATAAATTTAGATGACGATGAAAGAATACGACTAGGGACTTCAAATGCTTTTCAACTTTATTACGATTCTACTCTTGCATCAGGACAAGGTGGTGCAATAATAGATTCAAATAGAATATTTATTCAAACAAGCTTTTTTCAATTAAATTCAAGAACTGGAGAAAGTATGATAAGAGCTACAAGTAATTCAGATGTAGAGCTTTATTATGATAATTCAAAAAAACTTGAAACAACAAGTACAGGTGTAACGGTTACAGGAAATATAAACATAGGAGACAATAATAAAATTTTATTAGGAGATAGCGACGATGTTGAAATGTATTTTGATGGTGCTACTCAGTTTGGTATAATAAACGATACTGCTGGAGGAAGTATATTTTTAAGGTCTGATAGTTTTTTGTTTAGAAATGATACTGACCAATTTTATTCATTAAGTTCTACTACTCACACATTTAAAAGTTCAGGTACTACAAGATTAACTGTAAACTCAACTGGAATTGATGTAAATGGAAATATAAATGTTTCTAGTGATTTAACAGTAGATACAGACACTTTATTTGTAGATGCTTCAGAAGATTCTGTTGGTATTGGTTTGACTAATCCTGCTGATTATTCTGCTGATGAATTAGTTATAAGCGTACCTGACGATAGTGGAATGACTTTAGTTAGTGGAACTACAGATACAGCTTATATTACATTTGCAGATGGTACAGCAGCAGCAGACCAAGCAAACTTTATTTCACACGACCATAATACAAATACTTTAACTGTTTTTTCACAAGCTAAAGTTTCTATAGGAATACTAGAAGCTGAAGTTGCATACTTTACAGATACTAATTTTTATGTAGATAAATCTACAACTATTGATGATACTTTAACTGTTAATGGAAACGCAACTTTTGCAGGAACTGTTTTAATTGATGGTGTATCAAGTTATACTGGGTTAGAAGTTAAAGGTGTTGGTGGTTCTCGACCAGAAATTAAATGGTCAAATGCAAACAATGGTAATTTAGGAAACATATTTGGGACTGAAACAAATGATTTAGTTATTGCAACTGGTAGTAGTGGTACTACTGCTTTAACATTAGATAGTTCTCAAAACGCAACTTTTGCAGGAAGTGTAACTGCTCCATCAGGAACTATTACAGGGTCACTTACAACGAATGGGCTTCTTGTTAATACATCTGCTTCAGGTAATGCTAAAATTGTAGGAGTTGACCAAGCATACGCAAGATTAGCTATTGATAATGTAAATGGACAAGAATGGAATTTAATCGCAGGAGCAGCAGGAGCAAGTAATTCAGGGTTTGGAATCTATAATGCTGATTCAGGACAAACAGCACTTCAAATAGACAGTTCTGGAAACTCAACTTTTACAGGAAGTGTTAGAGTTACAAATGCTACTCAATCTAATTATTGGTTATATAACGCAGCAAAAACAAATGGATTTTTACTTGGTAGAAGTTTGGCAAGTAATGATGGTCAAGATTTCTTCATTTTTGATACTGTTGCTAATAGTGCAAGTATGACTATAGACAGTTCACAAAACGCAACTTTTGCTGGAAATATAACAACAGGTGCTGGTTCAACTGTATCAGGAATGGCTACTTTAAGACTGGAAAATGGAGTTAATAAAAGGAATTTTTCTTGTGATAGTGCAGGTAATTTAGATATAAGTAATGCAGCAAATAATACAACAATATTTCATTTACAAGATAATGCATTAACACTTGGAACATCAATAGGTCAAGGAAGTTTATCATTATATTCAGGTTCAATTACATCAAGTGGAAACGCAACTTTTGCAGGAAACGTAGGAATTGGGGTAACATCACCTAATGGTAAATTATCTTTAGCTGGAGGTAGTAATATAAATTCTCAAAACTCAATTTTATATATTGATACAAATTCATATTATGCATCAGGTGCAGACAGATATATAACATCATCAACAGCTGCAAGATATTTTCAATCAAATGGAGAACATATTTGGTCAAATGCTGCAAGTGGTACTGCAGGTAATGCTATTTCTTTTGCAGAAAGAATGCGTATAGAATCAGATGGAGGAATATTTTTTCCTGCTTTAGGAGGGTTTTCTGTAAGTAATAGTGATGTAAGGTATAATGCCACATCTGATGAATTATATTATCAAACAAGTTCTAAAA